TAGTCCCAATGCGAACATGACAGTTTCTGAGCTTATTCATTAGGCGAACAAGCGACTTAGCCTTGAATAGATGGCATTCATCGCCAATAACAGCATCATATTCGGCAAAGAATTTTTCTGGAAGATCATAAACACTTTGCCATGTGGATATTGCTATGGGCTTTGTAGTTTCCTTGTCCTTACCAGCATAGATGATATGAATGTTCTTATCTGCATTCCAGTCTTTGCCAGAGTATTCAATAAAGTCTGAACGCATCTGGTGAACTAGACTTGTGGTAGGAACAAGGACAAGAATCTTCTTATTCTTGCTTAGAAGATATCTTAGTATAGTGTAGATGATAAGAGACTTGCCGCTACCAGTTGGAGATATCAGTAGGCTACGCTTATGATCAAGAGCCATCTCCACCGCCCTCTGCTGATAGTCTCTGAGCTTGATTTGGCCAGAATCTGAGTATAGAGGTAGAGCATCAATAAAAGACTTATAATCTTCAAAAAATTCTTCCTTAAAATTTTCAAATTTGCATTCGTAGTTTCGATCAAGGCAAAACTGAACTACCTTGTTTCTCAGACCAGTATAGATCTTACGAGTAAAGTAATTGAATAGGCGAATCTGACCATCCCATACTCTTCGCTTGAATGCTGGGGAATATTGTGAGTTTGGAACCTTAAATGTGAAGTAATCGGATATCTCTTTTGCTACTGAATTTTCGCAATGAACTTTGATGAATGTACCATCTATTTTTTCTATTTTTACTTCTTCATTGGCCATGACTAAACTTGATCCACTCAATCGCTGAACGAATATTCCATTGTCTATTTGCGACTATCTTTACTACGCCATCCAAGTAGCTGACTAGTTCTTTCTTTTCCGTGATTTGACGCTCCAGTTTGATAACATCATCATCTGCGTCAATGAACTTATCAACATCAGTCTTCAGTATATTTAGGTCAAATGGCTCCCATTTAAACTGATCTAATTCCTCTTTAGACAGCTTTCCTGTGTAGTAGAGCCACTTGTACTTCTTCATGACACGGAGGGTTCTCTCGTCCTCTGCAAGGGCTTCCTTGTGCTTCTTAAGGAACAGTAGATACTTGTTATGAATCTGTGGAGTATTTACAGATTCAATGGCAAGTTCCGTGGAATCTATCTTGAGATCTTCTTGTACTTGTTGTTTTAATTCATCAAAATTCATAATTTAAGTATACACAATAGTAAATAAAGTCAACTTGGATTGCCAGGATCTGGATCAAATCGATAATAAGTGTATGAAAATCTAGCAGATGCATATTGAGGAGTGGCCGCACTTGCACTGCTGCTAAATTTTAATCCAGATAATCCGATTGGAAATATTTCATGAAATATAACCTTTTTATTATCTTTATATGTTCCTTTTGTCAAATAAAGAGTAGCGGTTGTCATCCAATCTCTAAAATTTAATGAATTATTTGTACAATCATCATCTATATTTCCTAGTGCTCTCATCCATCTATAAATTTCAAGCCAATTATTTAAGTTTTCATCTACCATAAAAGTTAGTGTTAAATCTTCAAAATTATATTTTCCTATCGGTCTTTTTACAGGAATTCCTAATGTTGTTGGCTGATCAACAGCAGCCATACTTAAGTTAGGTAAATTTACATCTGTACAATTGTAAATAACAGTTGGAATTCTTTCCATTTCAAAATGAAAGTAATTAATTCCAAGAGTATTAATTTGTGTATTTGCCATAAAGTATGTAGAAAAGAAAACAGGAGCCATTTCTGGCTCCTGTCTCCGAAGTGTCAGGTTTTACTCAGTATCAGGCTGAGTTACCGTGAAGGTTTAGTACACGGAAAATTCTGTAGTACTGATTTAGATTGGCGGTTAGTGTTTCGCCGTCTGGAACACCATCCTTGAGAACGAATGGATTAGCAACCATGCCGTAGCGGGTCTTGAATCCAATCTTGGGCTGGAAGGTGTCGGGATCGACTGCACGAACCATCTGGAGTGGGACATAGGGGCAGTAGAACAAGCCAGCATCGTATGGGCTTGAGCCACGGTATCCTACGCAAACGAAGTCTACGCCAGACTGAACATAGGGATCGATATAAACGCGCATCTTGCCGTTTAGTACACCAGCGAAGGTGTTACCAGTGTCATCAACTTCAAGCTGCTGATTTAGAGCAGGGCTGATGTTGAGGAATCCACCCATTGCGAGGGCTGAAGCAACATCTGACGAGCAGATGATGAAGTTACCCTTACCACGACGAGTTTCCTTGGCAATCTGGTTAGCTTCGCGTTCGATCTGGAACATGAGGCCACGGAAGCGTTCAGCTGACCAACGACCATCTGAGTCAACAAGTAGGTCATATATGCCACCGAAACCAGCAGCACCAGTACCAGATTTACCTAATAGGTCGCTTTGCTGTGCGCCAATCTTTGAAACATGGTAGATGCCACGAACGACTTCGCGGTTGATTTCAGCAAGAATTTCAGTACTGAGAATGTTGGCGAGTTCGGTTTCAGCATCAAGTCCGTGAACAGCCTTGAGGTCCTGAGCGAGTTCAGTGGTGTAGTCGGCCTTTAGAGCGCGAGTCTTAGCCTGAACAGCAACCTTGTCAATGGTGAATGCCATTTCCTGGAAAGGCTTACCACCAGATCCACCGAGGTTTTCGGCATCACCAACTAGTAGACCCTTTAAGTTGTCTGAAAATAGAGCTGATGTTCTTGTTGCACCAGATACGCCACCACCGAATAGGGTTAGACCATAATCGGCAGAACCACCGAAGTAATCAGTATACGCATTACCGCTACCGTTAGTACCACCTGAACCGCCGAATGGTACGAATGGTTCCTGGTACATGGCATCCTTACGAGGACCACCAGTTGGATCGTACTTGGGACGCATTGCGAAAATGAGTCCGGTTGGAGCGGTCATGGGCTGAACGCCGCAGATGTCATAAGCAATGAGGTTTGGCATTGCACGACGAACAAGGCTGATTAGGATTGGGTCGTAACCAGCGATGTTGGTTGATGAAGCATTACCAAAAACATTGCTGATTGGTCCACCTAGGGTGTTGTCTTCAACAAGTCTTTGCTGACGCATTGCAGATTCTTGGTTCTCAAGAAGAACTGCGGTGACTTTAGCTTTGTAGCTATCTTCAATTGCAGGGAGTGCGCTGTGGCTTAAAACTGGCTCCCACTTCTCAGTTAAAATATCGTATGGTGTTGTGTCTTCTAACATTGTATCTCCTGTGTATTTTTATTTATAATTTATCTGTGCTTAAGGTGTCTACTGATCGCATTTGCGTATACATTAACAGTACTTTCAGTTAGTGTTTCGGGTACTGTTGATGTTTCAAGAATGTCAATAGCGCGATTTACTGATTGTATTCTTGGTAGTGCTTGTGGTTGAACTTGAACTGGACGAGCAAAGAAGCTTTCCTTGATGACTCTTAGTTTTCTGCGGAATTCGTCTGCGTTATCAAATTCAACTCCTTCGGCTAGATTAGCTAATTTATCTACTTGAGTTGCAGCTAAACCAGCAGTTTCTTCGGCAAAGACTGCTATGGCAGCAGTATCTAAAAGCTTCTTGCGAAGAGAAACATTTTCATTTATGCTCTTGTTTAGTTCTTCATTCTTATTGTCGATTTCGGTATAAAGTTCATCAAGAACATCATATTTTTCATCAGGAACATCAATGAAATTAGTTTCAAAGAGTTTCTTTAAACCAAAGATAAAATTCTCTGCCAATTCAACTTTAACTCCTCTTTCGACTTGTAGACGATTTTCAGTAACCCATTCTTCAACGACATAAGTTAAGTAATCATCTAGCTTTTCAGACAATTCAGATACAGTTGAAGCTAGTGCTTCTGAATATCTTCTTTGATATGCTTCCTGAAGTTTATATGATCTTTCATTTAACTTTTGATTTACGGCAGCGACAAAAATTGTCTTTGCTCTTTCAACAAAGTCTTCTGAGAGATTTGAATTGGCAAATAAAGCAGCAAGATGCTCTTTTAGAGCCTCTTCCGATTCTGCTTCCATTTGATCATAATCCATTGGTTCTTCGTCCATTTCATCTTCAGTTCCCATAGGAGAACCTGGCATCTGCATTGGTCCTCCCATTTTTGGGGTCTGAATTGAAGCTGCATTTTGTGCGTAATATTCGCCTACTGGCTTATTTAAAACAAATCCTCGACCTGTGGTATCAAAAGCTCCACCTCCAAGGATATCCTGTTCATCTGATTGTGTATTTTGTGGTAACATTATATTCTCCGTTTTATATATTATTTTATTTATTGTCCGATTAATCTATCTATTCCTAATGATCGTTGTACGCTAGCAGGTCTACCGCGAAGATTTCGTGCAGCTGTTCTAAATAAAACATCTTGCATTCCTTGTGTTGCAGAGTTCCGAACATCTTCTAATCCACCAGCAATAACCCCTTTGCCACCAAAAATACTTGGTAGCTGTGTTCCTGCCGCCGCAGCAGCAGCTGTAGTTAATACTCCAGGCCCACTAGTGGCCGCAGTACCAGCAGCACCGCCAGCACCGCCAGCACCGCCAGCACCTCCACCTAAAATAACTCTACGAGCAGCATCTGGATCTCCTGCGTTCAATAACCGTTGTGCTTCTGCGTTTCTTAAAGCATCAGCGGTAGTCATTGGTCCTCTACTACCAGCAGCTAATGCATCTCCTACATCTGTACTTACTTGTCCTAATCTAGCCGCTTCCCTTCTTTGAGCAGCAACAGAAATATTCTGTCTTCTAGTAGCTAAACGCCCCTGTGTACCACCAGTAGCAACATCTACAATTTTATCTTTTAAATCACGAAATCCTCTTCGAACTGCTATACCAGGCCTGCTAATTGCTCGTCCTAATGATTGTTTATTTATCTGTCGCCCAGCAGCAGTTGTAGTTCTTAGAGCTACTCTTCCACTTCTTGCAATACCGCTAGCAAGTGCCCTCAGAAGATTTTCATCTAATTGATCTTGATTTAGAGTATGATATACACACTCGTTCAATGACTTTAATTCTTGTGCATTTAAGCGTTTCATTTTATTTTTCTTAAAAAATCTGCAAATGCTTTTATAGATTCTTCTTGAAGTTTTCTCTTTGAAGCACCTGAAATTCTTCTATGATATCCAGCAATATCTTGTTCTTTTAGAATACCATTATCCCAAACCCATTCCTTGCCTTCCATAATTCCATCAACGAAAGCATTTGGTGCAGATGGATCTGCAACGATATCAATAGCAGCAAGCATGAAATCTTCTTTTACATAGTTGACTGCGCCTTTTTTCTCCAAAGAACCCATGCCGCGAGTCGATACTCCTAGCTTAACACCTTCATTCATTAGATTTTTTACAATTTGTCCGCATGGGGTATCAAGGACTTTTGCTTTTCCATAAATGTCACTTCCGCTTTCATTAAGCCAAGTAACTCTATGAGATACGCGGTCTAAATTTACTGATGGACCAGTTGGGTGATTTAATTCTCCCAAAGCACGATTTTTATGTACATATTCAGTAACATAACGACGAGCTTCATTCATTAGAATATTTCTTGGATAAATTCTTCCATTCTTATTCTTTTGATCAGCTTGCATGAAAATACCTTCGATGAAATATTGCTTTTCACCGCTATCGGTTTTTTCAGTAAGAAATTTTATCTCTTCGACTGTTTCTGTTATTAATTTCATTTTTTCTTCTTCTTCTTCTTCATTTGAGCATTCTTCATTTGAGCAGCTGCGATAATATCTCCTCTTGTTATCTCATCTTCTGGGGGATACATTGCTGCTAATTTAGATTTTGAAGATTCAGTCATTGGCTCTTCGTCTTCTTCTTCATCTTCGCTTTCTAGACCTTCTTCGTTTTCAGATGAAACTTCTTCTTCATCTTCTTCATATTCTTCATTGAAGGTTTTTTTGGCAATACGGACATATTCTTCGGCAAGTCTTTCGCCAAGTTTTACAGTTAAGTCTTGCTGAATTAACTTTTTAGCGTCAATTGCGTTTTCTGATAAAATTGATTGGATTATTTTTTTGCTTTTCATAATTTTTTCCTTTATATTTAGAATTTTTTATTCTTGAGCTTCCATAGCTTGCTGTAATTGTAATTGTTCTAATTCTTCTTGCTTTCGTTTAGCAATATCTACGGCCATTTCTCTGTCGATAAGCTCCATTTCCTCTTCTGTTTGCTTTAGAATATTTTTACGAATATAATTACTAGAATAATATCGCCCAATCATAGGCTCCATTTGTGCGGCCAATTCCATTCTAGATGATAATATTTCAGCATCCTTTAAATCGTTGAAATAAGAATCACGATTAAAAGAGAAGTTTATGTGGGGATAAATTAAATTCCAATCATCTTCAGTTATAACACCCTTTAGTATTAGCTGAACTTTTAGTAATTGCGAGAACATACCGGAGAACTTATAACGCAATCTTTCAATAAAT